GGGTGGCCTGGGCCATTCGTATCCTATGTCCTCCCCCGCCAAACAAAAAACCAGACCTTACGGTCTGGTTTGTTTGGTGGGGGAGGACGGATTCGAACCATCGAAGCGATACGCAGCAGATTTACAGACGGAATAAAAGCGCCTATTTTCAATGGTTTTCTCCGTGTTGACACCTTTTTATGACACCATGCTATGGTTTTTGGGCGTATTTTTTCATACCTTCATTGAACAAAGAAACGGACTTTATGCGCTGCCTTGCCCGCAGATCCGTGTATATTTCTCTGGTGATCTCCACGCGAGAATGACCCAGTATCCGCTGAGCAGTGAGTTCATCAACACCCAATTCAAACATCAGCGTTGCAGTGCCGTGGCGAAGGTTATGGGCTGTAATAGCCGGCTTGCTACCGTCCATAAGGCCAACGGACTGGCAGTATTTTAGCCAATGTCCTTCGTACCCTCTGAGTGTCATCAGACCGCCGCCTTTTCCGCCTCGCGTACTTGGCTCTGCCGGGAACAGGTAAACAGAGCTGCTTTCGCTGATAGCCTCCTGCAACTTTGTGCGTAGTATATCAATGATTGGTATAATGCGGTTGCCTGCTTCTGTCTTGGGCGGCTTTATCTTGGGATTTGCGCCTACTGCATAATCGAGGGATTTTGTAACCGAGATCTCGTCTCGCTGCAGATCTATGTCGTCCCAAGTAAGGGCCAACGCTTCTGACTTCCGCATACCGGTGCACAGCAGCAGAAAAGGAAACAGCCCAAAAGGCGCATCCGCATTTTGCATAATGATCTGCATCTGATCGTCCGTAGGAGCAGTGCGCTTTCCCCTTTTGAGGCCCTTTGGAAGTCGGATGGACAGAACGGGATTAAACTGTGTCATATCGTTGGCTATCGCATAGTCAAAAATCATTCGGTATAGGCTCCTGATCGTATTGACGACCGTGGCGCTATACTCTTTTAGCTTCGCGCTGGTTAAATGATTGACAATCGCCTGCGCGGTTACCTCTTCAATCTTTTTGTTACCGTGCCTGGCTAATATGTCTTTGTAGTGAGGCTCATAGTTCATCCAAGTTCGAACGGTAATTTCCTCACGGTGCTGGCGCTCCCAGTTTTCTGCAATTTCCCGAAATGTGGGAGTTCTTTCTTCTGCCGGCATCCGAGCGGCCTGCAGCTTGCGGTAAAGGCGCTCCGGATCTCGGTCGTAAAGTGTATGTTGACCGGCGGAGTCGGTATACTTCACCTGATAGCGCCCGTCCTTACGGAGAGTGAACATAGAGGCATAGTCGATTCGCTTTTTCATTTGACATTCCTTTCTTGGCATGGTAACCTAAAAGGGCAGACTGCCCCTATAGTGCTTGGTGGTTTTCTGTACAGCCCTTTCGGTGTTGGTAGCGCCGAGAGGGCGTTTTTGTTTGCTGTTGCATTTTTCGGTGCAACTAATACGCTCGTTTGCGGTAAGGGTGAGAAGCGCAAACAAATCGTTCGACGAACTGCATCGATTTAAGGAAATATACATCAATCTACAGCAATTTGTAGCAAAATATATGATAGTTTGCGTACGCAGATCTGTACAAGGTATAGTTTTTTGTCGAAAGTTGCCAGTTTACTTTTTTGTACACAGCGTGTATAATAATTGTACAACGAATATGGTTTTCATTGCCATCACCTCCGTTGTTACAACATTTAGCCCTTGGCAGTACGCCCCCCACCCATACGGGGAAGGCCGAGCCCAAGGGCTTTTGCCTACCTAAGGAGAGAGAAAAATGTCAAAGACTGCTATTTTGGTTGACGGTGGTTTTTATCGTCGCAAGTTTGAAAAAGGTGGAGCCCATACGCCCGAGGAAGCAGCCGATGCGCTTATGACATATTGCTATCGGCATCTAAAGGAGCGATATGCAGATCACGAACTGTACCGTATTTTTTATTACGATTGCAAACCTTGTGGCAAGAAGATTTTTCATCCACTCTATAACAAGACGGTGGATTTTTCAAAATCTGATCATTACAGCTGGATGACGCAATTTCTCAAAGAACTCACAAAGAAGCGCAAGGTTGCGCTACGCATTGGTAATTTAGATGAGGGTTCTGCGGTCTACATCTTAACCACACCCGCCACAAAAGATATTGTTACAGGTAAAAGATCAGTGAAAGACCTGGTTGATGCCGATTTTACGACATCCATTAAGCAAAAGGGTGTCGATATGAAAATCGGTATGGATATAGCTTCTCTAGCCTATAAAAAGCAGGTTGATCAAATTGTCCTCATTGCGGGCGATGCTGATTTCGTTCCAGCGGCAAAACTGGCACGAAGAGAAGGCGTCGACTTTGTCCTGGATCCGTTAGGACACCCGATCAAAGATGATCTGTTCGAACACATAGATGGAAAACGCTCTTGCGGTAATCCTTATATTGCAAAAAAAGCTGAAGCGAAAAAGCAACTGGTTGCAACAAAATAAGATATCAATACCTGCCCCATCTTGCGTGGGGCTTTTCCTTTGCCCTCGATCTGTTGGCGCAGGTCGGGGGCGATTTTGTTTTACCGATTTGGCGTTAGTGACTTATTTCTTACCCGCCAAAAGTAGAAGGACTTCTCCAAAAAAATTCTTGATGATATTCCAGATTTGCAGAAAAGCAATAATATAAAATGCAATCGCTACAAAATCCTGAGGTCCGGAAATAGCCACGATTATAGCCCAAATGTACAGACCGGGGCGCAGGATAATGTTATGCAGCTGTCTGTATATTAGAGCAATAAGGGGGTTGCCACATAATGCAGAGGCAAAAACGGCGACAGTCACAAGAATAATTATCCAAGAGGATGAGCCAATGATAATTAGTGGGATTGTCAGCGATAAAGACATAAGAAATAAGTAAAAAAGGGCGTATCGAAAAGAGCGTTCTGTTTCCATAATGAGTCCTTTCTTATCCAGCCTCTTGCTCATTGAGCCAGACTGGAGCATTGTTTAAAAGTATAACTCCGTCGCCAGATTTCCGTGGACATAGTAGCACACGGCTTTCCGGGCAAATTCTTCAGTAACGCCGAAGCGCTCGGCTAGCTCCCAGATCTCGGTGCAGCCGTTGGCAACAGCTTTATCCAGCTCCTGCACGGGGATCAGATGCTTGACCGCCCATTTGTCTGCGCGGTTTTCGTGTCGCTGCCGGCAGTCTACGGCGGTATGAATGCTGTAGAAACTGCCGGTCTCACAATGCCCCAGCTCATGTCCCATATGGACACGCTCCAGAGCGTCGCCATCCAGTACAGATTCATCTATACCGATATAGCATTTTCCATTCTCGTCCATAACGGAAAGAGATCCGTTATGCGGCAGCGGACATTCTACGACCTCAATATTATGCTGCCTTGCGATATCATAGAGGCGTAAAATCTCCATTTCTGCTCCTTACTTCTTGCCGGCCTCCCTTTGCTTGATGAAGGCGGCGAAGCGCTTTACTTCGTTGTACATCTCGTCGGTGATTTCTCCATCACCGCCAAAGAGGGCAAATTTTATATCATCGTCACTTACAGTGCGCTCACCGGTTCCGGTGGGCGCTTTTTTTGTTTCTTTGCCAATTAGGTAGTCGACAGAAACACAGAAATGCTCTGCAATCTTCGACAGAGTTTCTGCGGATAAGCTTTGCTTTCGACCGACCTTAAGATCGGACAGAGAGGCACGACTTGCGCCAGACTCTTTGCACATTGTGGTGATACTTTCATTGTGCTCTTTGCACAGTTCTTCGATGCGATTGTACAAATCAGACATAAGAGGCAGCCCTTTCTTGTACACTTCGCCTAAATTACGCAAAAGCATAATTTCCCTATTGACAATTACGCGAAAGCATAATAAAATACAGCCAACAGGACGCGAAAGCGTAAATGTTGTTGAGTGGTATCTACAATATATTACACTTTTGCGTAAATGTCAATACTTTTTGAAAGGAGAGATCGTGAAAGTGGAGAAAAATACGCTTATACCTTTCGGCAAGGAAATCAAGAAGAAACTGGTTGATCTGGACAAGAGCCATACCTGGCTGATTGATCAGGTTTGTGTGAAGACCGGACTATACTTTGACCGGTCTTACTTGCACAAGATTATGACCGGAAAATTAGATACGCCGAAGGTAATGCAAGCGATCTGCGAGATCCTGGACATCCCCGGCATGAACGTTGAGTAGCGAATGTCTACTTGACATACTGCAAAGAAAGGAGTGGTGATATATGGCGCGGGAAAAGGAAGGCTATCGCGAAAACATTGAACAACTTAACCGGCTTTTCCCGGACTATGAGATGCTTACATTGCCGGAGGTGATGCAGGTACTCAACTGCAAAAGCCCAAAGACGGTGCGCAAGCATTTAGGGGACCGGTTTGTAAATGGCAAACTGTCAAAATCGGTTCTGGCACGATATATGTGCGGCTGAAAAATCAAACAAAGGAGAAAGGAAAATGAAGTCTAGAAAAAAGGCTGCGCCCGAGCGGCGCGCACTTGTGATCCTCGCAACTTACTTAAGCGCGATCCTGATCGCTCTGCTGTTGGGCGTTACATATCAGATCACTGGTTGGGTGGCGCAGACGGTGGTTACCCTGGCATTGCTCCGGCTGGCATTTTTGTTCGGCTGGGGCGCAGGTAGGAACGGCTGGAGGTGGCGTGTATGACTGTACTGGAGCAGAAGGTAGATGCCATTGCACGCAGTCTGCTTGCCAACAACATTACCAGACGACATGCTGCGTTGGCAGAGCTGGAGGCACTTATGAAGAAGCCATATAACCCTACTGATGGCGTAGAGGAGGTTACGCGACAGCTCCTGCTCGAGTTGGGAATGCCGGAGCACCTGCTGGGCAGTCGCCATCTAATAAAAGCGATCTGCGAGGTTGTTAAGGACGGGGAGAAGATCAAGCGAATTATGGATTATGTATATCCCGCAGTAGCTGCTGCTTATAACACAACGCCCTCTCGCGTGGGGCGCACAATCCGAAGCGCTATTGAGGTTGCGTGGGATAGAGGAGACGTAGATGTGCAGCTTAAGTATTTCGGCAATACCGTCAGCTATACAAAAAGCAGGCCAACCAACGCCGAGTTCATTGCCCGCTGCGCAAATATCGTCCGGGAACGGATGGGAGGGACTTAATATGTACGGCCGCACCTGTCCGTTATGTGGAGCGTTTTTGGATCCCGGCGAAAAATGTGATTGCCAAGAAAAAGAAGAAACCGCCTCCAGTGGTGCGAACACTGAAGACGGTAAGCAAAATAATCCTGATGCTATTTTAGCATCTAATGGAGGAAAAATCAATGACTAATATGCAAATTGTCCGGCTTCGGCTGGAAAACTTCAAGTGTCATACGCTGTTGGAACTGACCCCGGAGGGGCGCAGCATTGCGATTTATGGCGATAATGCTGCAGGCAAAACCAGCGTATATGATGCCTTGACTTGGCTGCTTTTCGGAAAGGACAGTCAGGGCAACGGTGAGAAAAACATCGACATCAAACCCCTGGACAGCACCGGCGCTGTTGCTGATCACAGCGCAATTACCGCTGTGGAAGCGGAGTTGGCCGTGGACGGCGAGAAGATTTGCCTGAAGCGGACATATCAGGAGGTTTGGAGCACCAAGCGGGGCAGCAGCACCGAATCCTTTGACGGCAACAGCTCTGAATATTTTATAGACGGGGTGCCCTGCAAGAAGTTCGCCTTTGACGAACGCATCCGTCAGCTGGTACCGGAAGACACCTTCCGCTTACTGACCTCTGTAAGCTATTTCGCAAAGGATCTGCCGTGGCAGAAGCGCCGGGAAGTGCTGTTCGATATGGCAGGCACTATGGACGACCGTCAGATCCTGGAGGGAGCACCTCAGTTTTTTGCTCTGCTTGAGGGTATGGGCAAGCACTCCCTGGAGGACTACAAGAAGAAGTTGCTGGCCGAGAAGAAGGGCTTTGTGAATGCCAAGACGGACATCCCGGCCCGGATCAGTGAGTGCCAAAAGACGGTAGAAGATCTATCAGAGTTAGATTTTGCCAAAGCAAAGGCTGAGAATGAAGAGCTTGCTGCGCAGCAGTCAGCACTTGCGGCGCAGATTACCGCGGTGGAACATAACAGCCTGGCAGACAGTAAGCGACTGGATATCCGTGAAGCGCAGATTCAACTGAATAAGCTGAACGCGGAAAATACCAGTTATCGTGCCAGCCAAATCGCAGGAGTGCCGGATGTGGCCAGCCTGCAGAATGCTTTGGCAAGACAAAAATCCACACTGGCAAACAGTCAAGCCCTCCTGCACGCCGATGAGCAGTCTGTGGCAAGCTATGAAAAGCTGATCGAGGAATCCCGGCAGCGGTGGTTTGCTGTTAACGGTGAAGTGTTCACTGACGGTGCTTGTCCCACTTGCGGCCAGCAGTTGCCGGTGGAGCAGCTTCGGCAGGCAACAGAATCCTTTGAAGCCGGCAAACAGTCCCGGATGCGGGAGATCGAGCGGACAGCTGAAAGTCAGAAGCATTTTCTGGCAGAGACAAAGAATCGCATCCAAAAGCTGCAGGAGGACATCTCCTCTATGGAAGAGCAGATCCGGCAGACAGAGGAGCAAATCAAAGAGGCACAGTCCTATTCGGTCGTTCCGGTGGATATGGATGGCTTTGCAGAGCGTAAAGTGGCGCTGGATGCCACTATCTCCAAGCTGAACGAAGAGATGCAGGCTTTGTTGCAGAATTCTGCTGCCGAGAAAAACCGCTTGAGCGGCGATCTGGCGGCTGTCAATGCCAAGATCAGGGAGAATATGGCTATCTGCGGAAAGGAATCCGCGCTGGAATACGCAAGAAGCCGTATCGTGGCACTGCGGGAAGAAGCTAAGAACGCATCTGAGTGCCTGGAAGCCATCGAGAAGATGCTGTACTTAATGGAGGAATACACCCGCTACAAGACTCGTGTGGTTGAAGAGGGTGTTAACAGTCTGTTCAGCATTGCCCGGTTCCGGTTGTTCCGAGAGCAGGCAAATGGTGGCGTAGAGGAGCGCTGCGATGTAACGGTTGACGGTGTGCCCTATGGAAGCCTCAACAACGGCATGAAGATTAATGTGGGCATTGACGTTATCAACGCGCTTTCCCGCCATTATGGGATCACGGTGCCGCTGTTCGTGGACAATGCAGAGAGCGTTACCAAACTGGAAAGAGCCGATGCGCAGGTGATCCGCCTGGTAGTGTCGGCAGACGATAAGAAACTGAGGTGCGAATATGAAACTTAAGAATACTGGTAAGCCCAGCCGCCCCCCGATTAGCGGTGGAACATACTTGGCGGTATGTGTATATTCCATCGATATTGGTGAACAGTTGTGCAAATTCGAGAATAGCACAGATTACAAAAGTCAGGTTATCATCGGCTTTGAATTATCTGGGGTAACCTACGATGATAACGGTGTGCAGAAGCCGTATGACCTGTCCAGGCGATACACCTCCTCCAAACACCCCAATTCAGGTATTCGGAAGATGGTGAACGCATGGAATGGGCGGGATATGACCGATGAAGAGGCCGACAAATTTGATACTAACGACCTCGTTGGACGGGCTGCGTTGGTCAATGTTGTTCTTAAAGAGAACGGCTATAACGATATTCAAAGTGTCCTCCAGATTCCTGCGGGCCTGCCCACCCCTGCGGCAACTTTACCCCTGATTCGTTTTGATATGGATCCGTGGGATCAGGCAGCTTTTGATGCACTTCCCGAATGGGCACAGAACGCAATTAAGAAGTCTACGGAATGGCAAAAGGAACACGCTCCCACGGATGCAATTGCGGCGATCCCTACGGACCAGACCGCACCGATGCCACAGAATTTCACCGCCAATATGGCCGCCCAGACCGGCGGCGGTCAGGGGTGGCCAGCTGTCAATCCCGGTGCGGGGGTGGCTCCGTTTTGAAATTTGAGATCTTAGCGAGTTCCTCCCGTGGCAATGTGTACATCGTAAGCGATAAGGATACCAAAATTCTTCTGGAATGCGGCGTATCTTACAAAAAACTGAAGCAACTGTGCGGCTTCACCACGGCAGATATGGCAGCGTGTCTGATCAGCCACGAGCACAAGGACCACAGCGGCTGTGTAAAGGACCTGATCGGCGCAGGTATGCCAGTATATATGTCCAGCGGAACTGCGGAAGCACTTGAGCTGGAGGGGGCTGCACTGGATGCTACTATGTGCACGGAACACGGAAAGCAGGTGTCCGTTGGCAGCATTGACATTGTACCGTTTGCCACCTTCCACGATGCAAAAGAGCCGCAGGGCTTTCTTTTTCGCAGCAGGGTGGACGGGGATGTGCTGGTCTTTGCTACGGACACGGTAAACCTTCAATATCGCTTCCCGGGAGTGAACATATTGGCTATCGAGGCCAACTACGACAAGTACATTCTGGAGCGCAGTCAACGGCCTGAGAAAGTGAAAAAGCGGATACAGAACACGCATATGGAGATCGATGTGCTGTGCGATTATCTGCGGTCTCTGGACCTTTCTGAGTGCCGGGAGATCTATCTGCTCCACCTATCTGATGGCACAAGCCACGAGGGGCATTTTATCAATAAAGTTTTACGGGCTGTGCCGCCGGGAATTCAGGTGCTTGCCTGCCCGAAGTAAAGGAAGTGATGGAAAGTGGCGAGACCTGGAATTATGGTCTATTTCGATATGATGGGGCCGCTTAAAGTATTACCGGATGCGGAGAAGGGACAGCTGTTCTGGGCGATGCTGGAATACGGAAAAAGCGGAATTGCGCCGGACTTTGATGGTTTGCTTGCGTTGGCGTGGGAATTCGTTAAGCCTAAGCTTGATAAGGACTTTGAGGAATATAACCGAACAGTGCTTAAACGGCAATACGCTGCTTTCTGCCGTACCCGTAAGAAAAATGACGAGCCCGAGATCAGCTTCGAGGATTGGTTAGCTACTATCGGTGATCAAAATTATCAAATGGTATCAAGTGATATCAAATGGTATCCAACTACAACTACAGCTACATCCACAACTACAACTACAGCTATAACTACAGCTGCAGCTGTAACTACAACTACAACCGATGATCTTGCGGCGGCGGCAGCAGACAGAAAGCTGAAGATGATGCAGGGGGATTTGGGCAAAGGTGTAGTGGCTCTGACGGATGTGCAGATTGAGCTGCTCCTTGAAACGCTCGGTCTTGATATGTTCGACTTTTATGTGGACAAGCTGTCGACCTTTATCATCAAAAATGGCGCAAAGGTGAAGAGCCACTATGACACCATTCTTCGTTGGTATCGTGAGGATTGTTCAACAGACAGCTGAAAAGGAGATAAAGAATGCTTAATCATATCACAATAATGGGCCGATTGACCCGTGATCCTGAACTTCGCAGAACTGGAAGCGGCATAGCGGTGGCAAGTTTCACCGTGGCAGTTGACCGGGATTTTGCAGCCGATGGGCAAGAAAAGGAAACAGACTTCATCGACTGTGTTGCCTGGCGCTATACTGGCGAATTCGTTTCCAGATATTTTGCTAAGGGCAATATGATCGTTGTTTCCGGCAGACTGCAGATCCGCAGCTGGACAGATAAGGACGGCAATACCCGCCGTGCCGCTGAAGTGGTAGCGGACAATGTTTACTTTGGCGAAGGGAGATCCGGCAATGGCACAAATTGACATTTTCGACGAGATCATCGTCGATAACTTTGCCGGCGGTGGCGGTGCTTCCACCGGCATAGAGCTGGCAGCAGGCCGCCCGGTGGCCATTGCGATCAATCACGATCCGGACGCCATATTGCTGCACAAGACAAACCACCCCTATACAGAGCACCTTCAGGCATCTGTATGGGATATCGATCCGGTGAAGGTGTGCCGTGGCCGTCCGGTTGGGTTAGCCTGGTTTTCTCCGGATTGCAAGCACTTTTCCAAGGCCAAGGGCGCACCTTTGGTTGACAGAAAGATCCGCGGTCTGTCCTGGGTCATCCTGCGGTGGGCAATGACCGTACGCCCCAGGGTGCTGATGATGGAAAATGTGGAAGAGATACAAACCTGGGGTCCGCTTATTGAGATCACGGTCAACGGGCGAATAGCCACTGTGCCCGACCCTGACCGCAAGGGCGAGACCTTCGATGCCTTTATCGCTATGCTGACCACCGGCGTAGCAGCTGATCACCCGGCTCTGGAGGAGGCATGCGAGTTCCTGCAGGTAGCCATTGACAGCCCGGAAGCACAGCGGCTGATCCGCGGACTCGGCTATGTGATCGAGCACCGGGAGCTGGTTGCAGCTGATTACGGTGCACCTACTACCCGGAAACGCTTTGCCCTGGTTGGCCGGTGCGACGGAAAACCCATTGTTTGGCCGGAACGCACCCACGCACCCAGAGATAGCGAGGAGGTCAAGTCCGGTAAGCTGAAGCCCTGGCGCGGTGCCTACGAGGTAATCGATTGGTCTCTGGCAAGATACTCCATCTTCAAAAGCAAGAAAGAGATCAAGGACGAATACGGCGTCAATGCTGTACGCCCTCTGGCAGAAAACACACTGCGCCGCATCATTCGCGGTGTGGACAAGTTCACCATCAGAAGCGGAAAGCCGTTCCTGGTGGAGTGCAACCACAGCGGCGGCGGTCACACGAGAGATCTTGCTGATCCGCTGAATACGCTGACCCGTAAATATACCGGCGGCGTATGCGCACCGGTGATGGCACCGTTTATTGCACAGCAGAAGTTTAATAATCCTGCACAGGACATCACCAAGCCACTCAGCACCGTCACCACCGTGGGATCTCACGAGCTGGCAGATGCGGTACTGGCACCGTTCACGGTTACAAATACAAGCAATTCCGTAGGATCTCCTGCAAGTGAGCCGGTACATACCATCACCACCGCAGGTAACCAAATGCTGGTGTCCGCCAATCTTATGAGCATTGGCCAGACCGGAGGAGGAGACCGAATCCGGGATGCACGTGAGCCGCTACCCACTATCGTCTCAAAGGCGGAGAGCTGCGTATGCGCAGCAAACCTGATCCAATATCACACCGAGCAGACGGAAATGGTCCGTGGCTCTGATATGGGTCAGCCGCTTATGACTTTGGACGGTGCAAACCGCTACGGCTTAGTCAGCGCCAATCTGGTGGAGTACTACGGCAACGGAAAATCACACGATCTGGAAGAGCCGCTGCACACGGTTACGACCCACGATCGGGAGGCCTTGGTCGCGGCACACATCCAGAAGTACTACGGCGGCGTGATCGGCAGCAGCGTTTCTGACCCTATGCCCACCATAACGGCGGTTGATCACAACGCAATCTGCGCTGCGCATATTGCCAAGTTCCGCAGGGATGAGGTTGGAACATCGGCCGATGAGCCTGTACCTACCCTGACAGCGACGCCGCACTTTGCCGTCTGTACCGCAGTGTTGGCGAAAGCGGATGGCCGCGACCTTGGATACTGGCCGCAGATCCGCGAGCTTCTGAACGCGCATTGTGATTACGACCTGAAGGATAACGAAATCATCCTGCTGATCATCGGCGGCATCGCCTATTTTATCTCAGATATCGAGCTTCGTATGCTCGTTCCCCGTGAGCAGTACAGCGCAATGGCTTTCCCTCCGGATTATGCCATCGAGTATGACTACCGCGGCAAGGCGTATCCCAAAAATCAGCAGACCGCAAAATGCGGCAATGCTGTATCGCCGGTGATCTCTTATGCAATGGTCCGGGCAAATTTCCCGGAGTGGAGTCCCGGTCAGCTGTCCACAATGGAACAGTTCCACAATGCGGTAGCGGTGTGAGGTGGTGTTATGAATGCCTTACTTAACTACCCAGGAGCAAAGTGGGGTATGGCGCATGAGATCATTGCGCTGATGCCGCCCCATAGATCCTACCTGGAGCCGTTCTTTGGCAGCGGCGCTGTTCTGTTCAATAAGCCGCCTTCAGCTATCGAAACGGTCAACGACATAGATGGCGATATTGTCAATTTCTTCACTGTCCTACGGGAGCAGCCGGAAGAACTGGCCCGGATCATAGAGTTAACGCCCTATGCCCGGGATGTGTTCGATGATGCGCACCGTAACCGCGGCGAATATCCTCTGGATCGGGCATACCGCTTTGCTATCAGATCGAGGATGGGGCACGGCTTCAAAACCTATCAAAAGACCGGGTTTAAGATCGACCGGTACGCCAGGGAACGCGCATACTGCGTAGATTGCTGGAAAAGCCTGCCGCAGGGATTGCGCAATGCGGCCGGACGGCTGAAGGATGTACAAATCGAAAACCGCCCGGCATTGGAGCTGATCCGCCGATTTAACTTCGATAATGTGCTGATCTACGCCGATCCGCCGTATCTGCTGGATACTCGGGGTGGCAAACAGTACCGGCACGAAATGACCGAGCAAGACCATTTGGACCTGCTGGCTGCGCTCCTGCAGCATAAAGGACCGGTCATCCTCTCCGGCTATCCCAGCGAGATGTACGACCGGGAGCTGAAGGGGTGGAGCAAAATCGTTCGCAGATCCTACAACCAAAACAGCGACCCGCGCACCGAAGTACTTTGGTGTAATTTTGAAGAATTTTCACTATTTAACAGGAGGTAAAAACAAAATGGAAAACTACATTTCTTTACACGGCAAGAGAATCGACCTGACCGATGAGCAGGTCGAGAAGATCAGACAGAGCCTGATCGTTCCCCAGGTGAAGCTGGGAGATAATGCACCCGGCGATGTCGTAAAGGTGGGCGATCACGAATTCGTGGTGCTGGAACACCGGGCAGAGGGTACAGCGCTGATCCTCAAACAGCTGCTTCGGGAAGGTGAAGAGTTCGGCGACGAGAACAACAACTTTGCAGGCTCTAATGTGGAGGATATCTGCAACGAGTTTGCCGAAGAGCTTGCCGGCATCGTTGGCGCCGACAATGTGCTTCTGCACGATGTGGATCTGACTTCGGATGACGGTCTGAAGGATTACGGTGTGATCAAGCGCCGGGTATCCCTGCTGACTGCACCTATGTACCGCCAGTTTGTGGACATTCTGGACGAACACAAGATCGACGCTTGGTGGTGGCTGGCCACGCCTTACAGCACGCCCAGACACGAGCATACCAGCTGGGTCAAGTGCGTTTCGCCTTCTGGCGACGTCAACGATGGCCGCTACTACGGTAGCATCGGCGTTCGCCCGTTTTGTATCTTAAATTCTAATATCTTTGTATCGAAGTAAAGGAGAAAAACTATGGAAAAGATCATCAAAGCAAAAGTCGGCGATACCTTCGAAATCGCCGGTATGGAGTTTATCAAGTTTCCCGCAGTAGACGGCAAGGTGCCGGTGGTAATGAAGGACAACGCATTCCGCAGCGAGTTTGGCAAGAATAACGATCTGCGGACAAGCAATGTGCTGAAGCGGATGGAAAAGGAAATCCTGCCCAAGATTATCGAAGCGGTCGGTGAAGAGAACGTCTGCACCGTACATACCGACCTCACCACCCTCTGCGGCCTGAAGAACTATGGTGTGATGGAATCCAAGATCAGCCTGCCGACGCTGGATTTTTACCGGGCGAATGTGGAGATCTTCGACAAGTACCCCGCAAGCGCTTGGTGGTGGCTCGCTACCCCCGAAAGCTGCAAGCCCCACGAGAATGACTACTGGACGCTTTGCGTTTCGCCTTCTGGCCTCATCTACGTTGACAGCTTCAACGGTAGCGGCGGCGTTCGCCCGTTTTTGCTCTTTGAATCTTCTATCTTCGAATCTTTGGAGATGTAAGATATGGCAGACGGTGAGTTAAAGGTGGTCGTCAAGGCGAAGGAGCTTGCAACGCACACCTTCAAACTGACGTCTAATTGCAACCGATATCCCAAGAAGTATCGCCATTCCCTTGTTGACCGTGTGCAGGTCAAGAGCCTGGATATCCACGACACACTGCTGGAAGCCAACCGGATCAACAATATGACCCACAAGCAGAAGCGGTGCGAAAGGATCACCGAGGCGATCACGCTGTGCGATGAGCTGTTATTTTACATCGAGCTGTCTATGAACCTGGGGCTGATTGTCGACAGTTCAGCCGAGTACTGGTCCAAGATGGTCCGGGATGTGAAATATATGGCCATCGCCTGGCGGACAAAGGAAAAGGCTTAAGATACCCAGGCCGTGCGTTGTATTTTTCTTTGCGTTTCGCCTTCTGGCAACATCAACAATGACAACTACAACAATAGCAACGGCGTTCGCCCGTATTGGTGGAATGTTCGACAGAGTAGGCATCAGCCGAAATCAATACACCACATCAAAAGAACGCACGACCTTTCCGCTATGCGGATAAACAAGAAAGGATGGTGCTGTATGACCGAATTCGAAAAAGTTACGGACTTTCACAATATGTACAGAGCCTTCCGCCGGGCACGATGTGGGAAAGGCTACGCCAAAAGTGCGGCACGGTTTCACACCACCGCTCTTGACGGCGTCCACACCCTCATTGACCAGCTGAAGAATAAGACATATACAGTCTCCCCGTACAACGAATTCAAGGTGTACGAGCCTAAGGAGCGTGTGATACAGACCGCAGGCTTCAAGGATAAGGTCATACAGCACTGTCTGTGCGACAATGTTCTGATGCCTAGGATGCAGGAAATCTTTATTTTGGATAACTGCGCCGGACAGAAAGGAAAAGGCACTCTGTTTGGGCTGGACCGGCTCAGTGAGCAGATGCAAGAGTTTTACAGCCGGTACGGTATGGAGGGTTATATCCTAAAATGCGACATAACCAAGTTTTTCTATAACATTTCCCACGATCGGCTCAAGGACATCGTCCGCTATCACTTTGGCGATGATCCGGATATATGCTGGCTGTGCGAACTGTTTATAGACAGCACCGAGGGCAAGGGCCTTCCGCTAGGCAACCAGATCAATCAGGGTTTTGCGCTGCTGTACTTAGACGGTATGGACAAGCTGATCAAGGGCGAGCTGGGAATCGAGTTCTACGGCAGATATATGGACGATTTCTGGCTGATCCACCCCAGTAAGGAATACCTGCAGCATTGCCAGGAGATGATCACAGCATTCCTCGACACCTTGGAGCTGACGCTGAACGGAAAGACGCAGATCTTCCCCTTCAAGAACGGCGTCAGCCACCTGGGATTCCACACCTATATCGCAGCGGACGGCACGCCCATCCGCCGGGTGAAGAATCAAAACAAGCGAAATGCCCAGCGCAAATACCTGCGGATGGCCAAACTGGTGGCTGCCGGGAAGCTGTCTGCGGAGAAATTCCGGGCATCCTACGGTGCGTATAAAAACCATATTTCCCACGGCAACTGCTATAAGCTGGGCAGGGCTATGGACGAAAAAATCAACGCAATACTGCAAGGAGGTGGAGCACCTCCTGGATCAGAACAGAAAGCGGAAAATTGAGGGGTGATATTATGAAACGCAGATCAGATGTGCTTGTGGGATGCCCTTACTACAAGGGCGAGGAAAAACAGAAGATCTTCTGCGAAGGGGTACAAGATGGCTCGGCATTACACTTGGCTTTCGATACAAACCCCAACCTCAAAGAATATAAAAACCGTTTCTGCAAAGGGTGCTACAACCAGTGCCTTGTTGCGGAAATGCTCAACCGAAAATATGACTACGAATAAAGGGAAGAGACGATGAAAACTGCGTTAATTATTAGCATCGCTATCTTTGCTGTTGTGGACATTCTTCTTGTAGTTGCCTGCTGCAAAGTGTCCAGCAAATGCTCCAGAGAAGAGGATCGGGAAACGGTAGAGCTAAAGCATAACCCATGTGCGTTTGGATGCAAGCACTGTTTAGCCGTCCGGTGGAACGAGATCGGCGAAAAACTTGCGTTCTGTGAGATTTGGGGAGAATGGAAAAACATCACGCTTGGCGATTGTGTTGGAAATTGTGAGAGTGAGGAATGGGGAGGAACGGAAGGTGCCTAAACCAATTCAATTTCCCACATACAACATAAGCCTCGGCGAAGCGTGGGCCATAGTAAAGCACAGGCTCGATGATGACACTATTGCTATCCAATCAAAGGTGCTTGCGATCGAAAAGGTAGCCCGGATGGAAACGCTCAACAGCATTACCAAGGACGAATTGCAAAAAGCTTTACAATGGCTATTTGATCATTACGAATTTTGAGGTAACTTGCTATGTCCAATATACAGAAAGCACTGACAGAACTTATCAAATACTGCACATCCTGCGAGGAATGCCGCGATGAAGATATTGCCGACCACCTTATTGCCAACGGCGTAACAATTCCGGTGCACTGCGAAGAATGTCAGCATTGGGATCCGGCGCATTGTTCGGAGGGTCAGGGCTGGTGTCCCAAAGTTGTGGGCTATAGGCGCGGAGATTGGTACTGTGCCGGCGGCAAGAAAAAAGAAGAATAACTACATAAGCACTTCCCTATAGGGGAATGCACATAAACTAAGGAGGAAATCAATATGAAAACCTACATTTGCAGCAAAGTGATCCACGCAACTTCCACCAAGATGGTGAACGGAATCCCCTGGCCGGATGGCCTGCCCCTGCCGGAGGTTAGCGAGACCGAGCAGATCAACGAACACTGTGGCAATACGTGCGATGTGCACATCGATGATGGGTATATGTTTACTACATCCAAGGATGATCGGTATCCCCAGTATATGACTGCGGCTGAGTTTGAAAAAATCTGCCGGAGTACCGAGTCTATGAACTTTGGTGATGCGCTGCTTGCGCTGAAGCAGGGCGAGCGGGTGGCACGGAAGGGCTGGAACGGCAAAGGTATGTTCCTGTATCACGTGCCTGCTGCGGCTTATCCGCCTAGCACTGAGGTAGCTAAGGTGGCTTTCAACGGCGAGAATGTGCCTTATGGCGCATACATCGCTATGAAAACTGCTCAGGGCAATGTGGTTCCCTGGCTTGCTTCCCAGACGGATATGCTGGCAGAAGACTGGTGTATCGTTGAGTGAGGAGGGTAACACAATGAATGAAAAGGAGTTTGTTTCCCTCTGTAAGAAGACCGTAGCTGCTTATGCGAATAAGCGTTTGGATAAGACCGACGGCAAGCAGATTACCGAAGATGATGTATTTATCGTCTGGATGTGCAAGACTTTGCAGAACAGCAAGGCGCTGGCAAGCACCACACTCTTTGACGGTATGTACTACGAACTTACCTTTAACGGAGATAAAGGCGAGATGTATGTGGATGCCTACAAGAAGTGGGAGAATTTCGTTGTGCCTGTGTTTAAAAACGATCCTGTCTGATAGGAACTTAGAGGAGGCTTCGGCCTCCTCTTTTTTGCATTTAGGGGGGGATTACTTCATGACTGTTGTGTGAGCTATGATGGTGTTACCGATTAAGGAGGGAGGCTTATGGCAGACTGGCAGCAGATAAAAACAGAATACATTACCACGGAAACCAGTTACCGTAAGCTGGCTCAGAAGTACGGCATTCACTACAAGGTAATCTCTGAGCGAGGGAAGAATGAAAAGTGGGTTGAGTTGCGCTCACAGCACCGGGACAAAACACTCACGAAAACATTGGATAAAATCAGCACCCAAGCAGCTGATAAATTGGCTCGCATCGATGGCTTGGCAGACCAGCTCCTGGTGAAGCTGGAACAGGCTATTACTGAGCTGGATATGCAGCTATATAAGCAGACCGACAAGACAAAGGTGATCGAGTACAACAACGATCGAAGGCCGGACAAGCCTACAAAAGAGACGATCCACGAAGAAGAAAAACTGGTGGAGGCAAGAAGCCTTATTGACCGGCAGGGGCTAAAGCAGATCGCTTCGGCTCTGAAGGACATCAAAGAGGTTAAGATGCTGCGTTCTGAGCTGGATCGGCAGGAGCAGGAGGCTCGCATTGCCAACCTGCAGAAGCGGGCCGAAAAGGATGATGACAACAACAATGAGGTGCTAGTCATCTTTGGATCGGGGGATGCAGAGAAATGGGCAAAGTAACACTCAAGATTCCAGATCCGAATCCAAAGCAACAGCTCTTCTTTGAGGCTGTAGCTCGGTACATAGCCTACGGTGGTGCAAGAGCCGGCGGCAAGAGCTGGGCGATGAGAATCAAGTTTGTATTGCTGTGCTTGTTCTATCCGGGCATACAGATCTTGCTGCTGAGAAGAACACTTCCGGAATTAACAGAAAACCATGTCAATCCACTTCTGATACTGCTGAAAGGCGTTGCGAAATACAACAAGCAGGAAAAGGTATTCACATTTCCAAACGGATCACGGCTAAAGCTTGGCTACTGTGCCAATGAGCAGGATGTTCTGCAATATCAGGGACAAGCCTACGATGTGATCGGCATGGAAGAAGCCACGATGTTCACGGAGTTTCAGTTTAACTGTCTTCGTGAGTCAAACCGTTCCTCCGGTATGTGCAAAGTTCCGTTTAGTCCTCGTATGTACCTGACGATGAATCCGGGCGGCGTTGGCCACCATTGGGTGAAACGGTTGTTTATTGACAGAGCTTACAAGGGCAAGGAACGGCCGGAGGATTATGTGTTCATCCCCGCTAAGGTGTATGACAACAAAGCGTTTATGGAAAGAGACCCGGACTATGTGGCGCAGCTGGAATCCCTGCCGGAGAAACGCCGGCGAATGATGCTCCACGGAGACTGGTCCTCTGTTGAAGGCGCGTTCTTCGAAGAGTTCGTTAATGATCCTGATCACTATAAGGACAGACGATTTACACATGTAATTGCGCCGTTTGAGCCGCCAAGGGATTGGAAGATCTACCGCTCGTTTGACTTTGGTTACCACAGACCGTTTTCCACAGGCTATTGGGCTGTGGATCACGAAGGTGTAGCCTACAGGATTCACGAGTGGTACGGCTGCACGGAGACCGATAACGAGGGCTTGCGGATACAGCCCCACGAGCTGTTTCAGCGAATGGCTGAGATGGAAAGAGATCATCCGTGGCTCAAGGGGAAGAAGATAACTGGCGTAGCAGACCCATCCATCTGGGATCAGAGCCGTGGTGAGAGCGTGGCAGAGGTTGCAGCCAAGTACGGAATCTACTTTACTCCGGGCGATAACAAGAGAATACCGGGCTGGATGATGGTCCACTACTATATGGCCATAGATGAGTATGGACAGTCAATGATGTATGTCTTCAACAACTGCAAGGCATTTATCAGGACAATACCGGCACTTCAGTACGATGATCATAAGGTTGAAGATCTTGATACCGATGCCGAGGATCATGTGGCAGACGAGGTGCGATATTTCTGTATGTCCAGACCTATTAAGCCCAGAGTTGCTGTAAGTCCGGACAAGTACAACGAGACACCGATGGCCAGGTATTTGGACATCCCGAAGGAAGATATAATGCCGGCCAGGGTAAGGCCGAGAATGGAGATTATCGATGGATAAGAATAATGAAATCCCTATCGAGGAGCAGCTGGCAAGACGACAGTCAGCCCCTCATCCTACAGCGCAGGAAACGGCGGAACAGATGGTGGCATCTTCCAATACGTCTGCAGAAAATGGTGCTGTAAACGGCTTCAAAGTCCTGGTGGAGGTCATTGGCAAGAAGCAGGTGCAGGAAGCAAGACAGATTCTCTACAAGTACAAGGAAGGCAAAGCTAACCTTGAACAGAAGATCATTGAGAATGAGCAATGGTATAAACTGCGCAACTGGGAGTGTATGCGCAGGAAGCAAGACAATGGCAAGAAGAATCAGATAGAGCCCGTGTCCGGCTGGCTGTTCAACTCCATTGCCAATAAGCATGCTGATGCTATGGATAACTTCCCCAGCCCGAACATTCTCCCCAGAGAAAAGGGAGACCAAGCTCAGGCTGAGATGCTGACATCCATTGTCCCAGTGATCCTTGAGCAGAACGACTTTGAGGAGACCTACGATATTGAGGCAGATGACAAGATCAAGAGCGGCACTGGCGTGTATGGCGTCTTCTGGGATGGCAGCAAGCTGAACGGACTCGGTGATATTTCTGTCGAACACGAAGATATCCTGAGCCTCTTCTGGGAGCCAGGCGTCACGGATATTCAGGACAGCCGACACTTCTTCCACGTAACACTGCAAGACAATGATGTCTTGACCAGCCTGTATCCTCAGCTGTTTGGTCGTCTGGGCGGATCTGATATGGATCTGAGTCAGTACATATACGACGACAATGTGGACACTACCGAGAAGTCTGCGGTTATCGACTGGTACTACAAGAAGAACCAGAATGGCAAGACGGTCCTGCATTTCTGCAAATTCGTCAATGACGAGGTGCTTTTTGCTACCGAGAACGAGACCAAGCCCGAAATGGATGAAGCAGGCAATATCACTAAGCCTCCTATGGCGGAGACTGGTTTATATGACCACGGCCTGTATCCCTATGTGTTTGATCCTTTGTTCCGTATGAAAGGCACGCCCTGCGGTTTCGGCTATGTGGATGTGGCCAAGAGTGCACAGGAGTACATCGACAGAGGCAATCAGGCGATTATGAAAAATATGCTGGCAAATGCAAAGCCTCGGCATTTCGTCCGCTCTGATGGAGAAGTTAACGAGGAAGAGTATGCCAACCTGGACAATGATTTCATCCATGTGGGTGGCAATCTGGGCCAAGATAGCATTATTCCGGTACAGACAAAGCCTCTTAACAATGTTTACGTGCAGGTTATGCACGACAAGATCGACGAGCTAAAGGAGACTACCGGCAATCGGGATATCTCCACGGGCGGCACTACCTCCGGTGTTACAGCTGCATCTGCTATTGCTGCAATGCAGGAGGCAGGCAGCAAACTTTCCAGAGATAACAACAAGGCTACCTACCGGGCGTTCCGCAAGGTTTGCCTTATGGTCATTGAGCTGATCCGCCAGTTTTACGATATGCCCCGGTGTTTCCGCATTATGGGCGCGGACGGAGCTGTTCGGTTCGAGGAGTACTCTAATGCCGGCATTGTGCCCCAGCATCAGGGCGTGGAAATGGGCATAGACCTTGGCTATCGCATTCCTCTGTTCGATATCGAGATCACCGCACAGAAGCAGAGCCCCTACTCCAAGATGAGCCAGAATGAGCTGGCGCTTCAGTTCTATCGAGCAGGTTTCTTCAATCCGCAGATGGCTGATCAGGCACTAGCGTGTCTGGATATGATGGACTTCGACAGAAAGCAATTCATAATGCAGAAGATCACCCAGAACGGCACTATGTTCCAGCAGATGATGATGATGCAACAGCAGATGCTTCAGATGGCACAGATCATTGATCGGTTGCAGGGTACAAATCTCGCATCGCAGATGGCAGCCGGTGCAGCCGGGGGTACAACCCCTGCTCCTGCGGCAGGTAGCACGGCCAATGCCGAGGATACGGAAGCTCTGGGAGGAACTGAAGCGAAGGAATCCACCAACACCAAGAAGGCAAGACAGCGCGTAGCTGAGTCTACCAATCCCACATAAGGAGTGAACGCAAATGATTAAGATCCATTTCTGGCAGGAAAAGGACAAAGGCAGCATCCATATGAAGGTGAAAGGCCATTCGAATGTAGCCCCGAAGGGCGCAGATCTCGTGTGTGCCTCCGCCACTATGTTGGCGTACACCGTAGCACAGGCTGTGTCCTTTATGCACGAGCAGGGCCAGCTGGTTGAAAAACCCCGCATTAAGATCCGGGAGGGCAAGGCAATCGTGATTGCAAAGCCCAAGGAGGACTACCTTGCAGAAGTTTTACACACCTTCTGGGTAGCGCAATGCGGAGCGCACGTTCTTGCGTGCAATTATCCTGAGGCAGTACGCCTCAACCATCTTACGGTGTAAAGGCGGATAAGCCTTCACATAAACCAAAGATTCGTCCACTTACGGACAGAAAGGACTATTCTATGAAAACCAAATCTTTTATCCCTATGCTCAGTCTCCAGGTCTTCGCTGAAGGTGCTGGCGACGGTGGCACAGCGCAGGGACAGGGCGTAACAGCTGAGGCCGCCTCTCAGCAGACGGGCGTAAATAATTCTCTGGCGGATGTCAAGTATGGCGTTCAGGAGAATGTAGCACCTGCCGCCGAGGTGCAAGAGACTAACGTGGTGCAGACCACCCCCGAAGAGGAGTTCGAAAGTCTTATCAAAGGCAAGTACAAGGCTCAGTACGATGCAAGAATGCAGAACACCATCCAGAAGAGACTCAAGGGTACCCAGGAGACTGTTGACAAGTATAACGCTCTCCGACCGGTGCTTGAGACCCTGGCAAAAAAACACGGCGTAGATGCATCGGATATTGCGGCATTGCAGAAGGCCATCGAAGATGACGACTACTATTTCGAGGACGAGGCTCTGGAGAAGGGCATTACGGTTCCACAGCTGAAAGAGATCCGGCGTATTGAGCGTGAGAACGCCGACCTGAAGCGACAGATGCAGGAAAAGCAGGCGAACGAGAACGCCGAGAAGCTCTATGCAGGCTGGATGAACCAGGCAGAGGAGACCAAAAAGGTCTATCCCACCTTCGATATGAGGGCCGAAATGGCGAATCCCAAGTTCGTAGATCTGCTCAGAAGCAACATCGATGTGAGAACTGCCTATGAGGTTCTTCATATGGGCGAAATCATCCCCGCGGCTATGCAGTTTACTGCTAAAACTGTGGAGTCTAAGATCGCCAAGAAGATTGCTGCTAATGGCGCAAGACCTGCGGAGAATGGGATGAGTTCTGGCAGCGCCGCGTTGGTCAAGAGTGATGTGTCTAAGCTCAACAACAAGGATATTGACGAGGTTATGCGCCGCGTCGCACGAGGAGAGCGAGTTACATTCGGATAATTGACCGCATCTCCTTACATCATCACAAAAGGAGATAAATTGCTATGAAGAAGTTTGTTACTATGCTGGTTAAGAGCCTGCAGCTCTTTGCCGACATCAACACCAACGTGACTACCGACCCCGGCCTGTCTGTAGAAAATAAGACTTTTTACGATATGGCCCTGATTCGCGAGGCTTCTCCCAACCTGGTACACGACCAGTTTGGTCAGAAGCGCCCCATTCCCAAGAATGGTGGCAAGAAGATCGAGTTCCGTAAGTATGCCAGCCTGCCCAAGGCACTGACCCCCCTGACCGAAGGCGTGACCCCTGACGGCAAGAAGCTGAACGCTACTGCCATCGAGGCAGAGGTCAGTCAGTATGGCGACTATGTCGCGCTGTCTGATGTTCTGGATCTGACCGCTATCGACAACAATGTTCTGGAAGCTACCAGAGCTTGTGGCAATCAGGCAGGCCTGACCCTGGATACTATCACCCGGAATGTTCTGCAGTCCGGCACCAATGTTTTCTATTGCCCCGAAGTGGACGAGAACGGTAAGCGTACTGCTACCGCCCAGCCCACTGACCGTACAGGCCTGACCGCCGGCTGCCGCCTGACCGTCAATGTGGTCAAGCGCATTGCAGCCTTGCTGAAGGCAGCAAATGCTCCCAAGATCGATGGTAGCTATGTGTGCATCCTGCACCCCTATGCCGCCTACGATCTGACCAATGACCCCAAGTGGGAGGATGCCCATAAGTACTGTAAGCCCGAAGAGATCTACGAAGGCGAGATTGGCCGTATTGCCGGCGTCCGCTTCGTTGAAACCTCTGAGGCGGCCATCTATACCGGCGCAGATAACGACTGCCCCGATGGTCTGGCCGTCTTTGGCTGTCTGTTCCTGGGTAAGGATGCTTATGGTGTTACTGAAATTTCCGGCGGCGGTCTGCAGACCATCATCAAGCAGCTCGGCTCTGCCGGTACTGCTGACCCCCTGAACCAGCGTTCTACTGTCGGTTGGAAGGCTATGAAGACCGCAGAGATCCTGCTGGAGCCCTATATGTATCGCGTAGAGTGCTGCTCTGAGTTCTCCGCTGATGCTGAAGCTAACTGATTTGCCCAATAGTGGGAGGGCACATCCCTCCCACTCCGTGAAAGGAGAATAACAATGGCTGTTGCCAAGAAAGTCAAGATCAAGCTGCCGCTGACCAGAAGTGAAAAAGATGATGTTTTTGTCGGTCTGAACGGCAAGAACTATCTGATCAAGAGAGGCGTCGAGGTGGAAGTACCTGTAGGCGTTGCGAAGATCCTAGAGCGCAAGGAGAAGATGCTCTCCATCGCTATGGAATTTGAGGCACAGGCTGCCGCCCCTCTGGAGGAGCTGGCAGCGATGCACAAGCAGTAATCAAAGAAATGGGGGGCTGCAAGCTCCCCGTTTTTTGAAAAGGGGGAATACCAATGACGATCATCGAGGCTATCAACAAGCTGGATGCTTTGAAGCCTAACGCATATACTCAGGAGGATAAGGTGAAGTGGCTGTCTGAACTGGACGCTAAGGTCAAGATCCTTATCATCGACACACATGAAGGCGGTGAGCATGTATCCTTTATTGGATACGATAGCGACACCGATCTTCACACAAAACTTTTGATCCCTGAACCGTTTGATGAGTGTTATCTGCGGTGGATGGAAGCTCAGGTACATTACCTGAACGATGAATTTGGTAAGTACAACAATGCCATGCAACGGTACAATACCGCATGGAATGCATACAAAAACTACTACAATAGAGCTCATATGCCCAAGGGCATGAGTTTTAAGTTCTTCTAAAGGAGGGGACGGGATGAACTATCCTATGCTGAACGAAATACCCACCAGTCGAGAAATGGTGGATGTCTTCAGAGGATATAACCACAATCTGCGGATTGGAGAAGGAGAATTCTTCGATATGAAGAATATGACTTCAGACTATTATCCTATCCTCTCCCCGAGAAAAAAGAGAGGCGTGTATGCCTCTCCCGCCAACCCTCAGGGACTTATCGCCAAGGACAATCTGTGTTATGTAGATGGTACAAATTTTGTGATGGATGGCTACACCATCGATATGGGGCTATCCACAGCGGAAGAAGATTGCCCCAAGAAGCTCATTTCCATGGGCGCTTACGTAATCATTCTGCCAGATAAAAAATATATCAACACTCTGGATGTATCGGAGCGTGGAAATATGGAAGCGTCGTTTGTGACCGATGAAGAAAGCGACATAACCTTCGAGCTATGTGGCCTTGGCGGCGAAATGTATTCGGATGCTACAGCCTCTGACACAGAACCGGAAGAACCTGAGAACTTTGCACTGTGGATTGATACATCATCCACTCCTCATGCTTTAAAGAAATACTCCGCCACAAGCGCTATGTGGGTGACCATACCTACCACTTATGTAAAGATATCGTCTCCCGGCATAGGAGCAGCTTTCGAACAGTATGACGGTGTTACCATATCCGGCATACTGGCTGAAGAGCTCAGCGAGCTGAACAGCAGCACGGTGATTATGGAGCGCGGAGATGATTATATCGTAGTTACAGGCATCCTCGACGAGGTGTGCACGCAGCTTGCTGCAGATGGCCAGATCATGGTAAAGCGCAAGATGCCGAATATGGACTTTGTGATCGAGTCTGAAAACCGCCTCTGGGGATGCAGATACGGCGTGGCAGAAAATGGTGAGGTCGTCAATGAGATCTACGCCAGCAAATTGGGTGATTTTAAAAACTGGAACTGCTTTATGGGACTGTCCACAGACAGCTATGCGGCTTCTGTTGGCACAGACGGCCAGTTCACCGGCGCTATCACACACCTTGGGTATCCGCTTTTCTTCAAGGAGAGCTGCGTCCACAAGGTGTATGGCAATTTCCCTGCTAACTTCCAGATTCAGACTACGACCTGCAGAGGCGTTCAAAAAGGCTGTGAGCAGAGTTTGGCAATCGTGAATGAAATCCTTTACTACAAGGCAAGACACGCTGTCTGCGCTTACGACGGATCTCTGCCTGCCGAAATCTCCTATGCGCTTGGAGATGCTGTGTATAGCAATGCTGTCGCCGGAGCGCACGGCAACAAATATTACATCTCTATGAAGGGTGCGGCAGATAAGTACAATCTGTTCGTCTATGACACTTCCAAGGGGACGTGGCATAAAGAGGACGATCTGCGTGCAGATTGCTTCTGTTCTTCTAGAGGAGAACTGTACTGTATCGACCACAATAGCAAGAAGATCGTCGCGATGCTTGGTTCTGGCGATAAGGATACAGGCAAAGTAGAGTGGATGGTGCAGACCGGCATCATCGGAACGTCTATGCCCGATGTGAAGTACATTTCCAGGCTTCTGGTGCGGATGTCTATGGAGACCGGCGCAAGGGTGCGATTCTTCGCACAGTATGACTCTATGGGCGACTGGGAGCATCTGGGAACTGTCAGCGGCACAAGCCTGCGGAGCTTCCTGCTGCCCATCAAGCCGAAGCGGTGCGACCATATGCGAATTCGCATCGAGGGCATTGGAGACGTGAAAATCTTCTCCATTGCCAAGACCATCGAGCAAGGGAGTGATATCTCGTGATCCAACTGCGATACCCGGTTATAAATGCGAATGGCGCAAACGCAACTGCGCAGATTCAGAGTTTCCTACACCAGCTTATTGATGATCTGAACTTTGCCTTGCAGGACATTGATTCCCAGGCGACTCAAACGAGAGAGATTGCCACCACCGCCACTACCTCCAACGCAAAGGAAGAGAAGAACCCCAAGGCATCCTTCGATGAGATCAAATCCCTGATCATTAAGTCTGCTGATGTGGTGCAAGCGTTCTATGATGAGTTCAGCAAGCGATTGGAAGGTAGCTATGTCGCGCAGTCTGATTTCGGAACATATACCCAGGAGACATCCAATACCATCAAAGAAACATCAGAAGGACTATCTCTACAGTTCAACAATTTGCAGGAGATTATTGCTGACATTGACATACCCCGCTTGATTGATGTTCAGGCAACCATCAGAGCTGGTGTCTTGGACGAGGTGGACGGTGTTCCGATCTATGGTCTGGAGGTTGGTCAGGAGACAGAAGTCGAGGGCGAAAAGAAGTTCAGGGCGTATGCCAGATTTACTTCCAACCGTATGTCCTTCTATGATAGCAACGATGTCGAGGTGGCATATATCAGCGACAGAAGACTGCACATCACTCACGCGGAAATTACAGGATCTCTGACGTTGGGCGGTTTTGTGGATACTGTTCTGTCAGATAAGAGCGTAATCACAAGATGGGTAGTTGGAGGTGATCAATAATGGCGGTAAACCAAGAACTAAAAGTCGAAGAGGTAAGCACAAACGTAGCGAATAATACCTCACAGGTCCGCATTCTTTGGACATCGACACAGTCTGGGGAAAGCCACAACCTCAACACGAGAGTGGCAAAATACTATATTTCCATCAACGGTGGTGCTGAGACAGAGCATTCCGTAAGCTACACGCTTCCACTGAATACCCCAAAGATTATTTTGGACAAACCCATCACGGTTCCCCACAAGAGCGATGGCACGGCAACGATAAGGGTTCGCACCTGGATGGATACAAAAATCTATGCCGGTGTTATAGATCTGGACTCCGGTGTCATAACACTGAAAACTATCGCAAGAGCATCCACGATCACCTCAGCTTCGTCAATTACCCTCGGTAGCAAGTGCAATGTGAAATGGACACCGAGCGCCGCATCATTTCGGTATAAGTTAAAATTCGAGCTGGGCAATTGGTCTTATACGACAGGAGCAATCCACCCCAACACGATAGATGCCTACACCTATACTGGATATACGATTCCTTTGAACGCGGCAAACCAGCTTACTGCCACACCGCCTTCTGGCACGATGACGATAAAACTGTACACCTACTCCGATAGTGCCTGCACGAAACAGGTTGGGGCGGCAGATGTGGAGGAGATAACCGCAACCGTACCAAAGAACGCTACCACGCTGCCTTCCGTGAGTATGACACTCACACCGGTAAGCACGATCACAAATGAGGCTTTTGCCGGTATGTACATTCAGGGAAAGAGCAGGGTCAAGGTGGAGCTATCCGCCAGCGGAAAACTCGGTGCAACCATCGCTTCCAAGAGCATCAAAATCAACGGAAAGACCTACAAGTCTGGAGATGCATCCGATCTGCTGACCACGTACGGTAGCGTCGAAATCGTTGGCGCTGTGACTGACTCCAGAGGCTACAAAAAGGAAGTCACGAAGACCATCGCTATGATCCCACACAGCAAACCCACAATCACCGATGTGGAGGCATACCGGTGTGATGCCAACGGAAATGCTGCCGACGGTGGCACTTACCTGAAGATCAAGGCTACGAGGTCCTACCGAACCATTGTGGTCGGAAACGAGCACAAGAACTTCTGCAAGATCCAGTACCGATATAAGGCGGCCGGCGGTTCATATTCTTCGTGGGAAACAATTCTGGAAGATACAAGCAGCGGCAACGCGGTTGAAACTGAGGCTTTGCTTGATGGCGGATTGAGAGCAGACAACACCTACACAGTGCAGGTACGGGCCATTGACACTGTGGGGGAGCAATCGTATACCACCATCAACATCCCTACAGACAAAGTTTACTGCCACCGAGACGGTGCGAGAAATTCATTTACCTTCGGTGGCTATGTAACGGAAGACAACACCTTTGCAATCGCAGAAGGCATCCAGTTTAAGGTCAAAAGTGAGAAGTGGGTTAACCTTGGTCTCGCAGAAGGTGTAGCAGAGCCAAGTGCGAATTACGGCAGAAATGGCGCCGGCTGCTCCTATAGGGTTGTCAACAGCAACCATGTGCATATCGCTGTAAGCTGCTCTTTTACGTACGATGGATCTACCATTACGCTGAACAGCGGGCGCATTCCGGTGGAGTATAGACCCGCCAGAAACGTATACGCCCTGTGTCCGGTCGGCGGCTTGTCTATTGCAAGAATTGTCGTAACCTCAAGCGGTTATGTAATTTTGGACTGGGTACAGAGACTGACCGATATCAGCGCAACTACATCAGCTGTTATCAACTGGATAGACGGCTACATTGATTACTTTGTATAAACAAAATGGAGGAAAACAAATGAGCTCTATGTTGAAAGAACTTGAAAAGAACCGGGATTTTATCGAGTCGCAGAAGCCCGGAAACTTCACATACAATGACTATCAGGAAAATGATGCGGTAAAAAAGGCGCAGGCGTTACTACAACAGCATATTGCCCAGAAGCCGGGCAATTTTCAGTTCGAATGGCAGACCCAGCTTGATGACATTATGGGGAAAATTATGAACAGGGAGAATTTTTCCTACGATATGAATGGCGACGCCCTGTATCAGCAGTATAAGAACCAGTTCACGCAGCAGGGCAAGATGGCAATGATGGACACTATGGGGCAGGCACAGGCTATGACTGGCGGCTACGGCAATTCCTATGCTCAGTCAGTAGGTCAGCAGGCGTACCAGAGTCATCTCCAGCAGCTGAACGACAAGATTCCTGCTCTGTATCAGCTTGCGCTGGACAAGTACAATGCGGAAGGTCAGAATATGCTCAATCAGTATGCTATGCTTGGCGATCGCAGAGCTCAGGATTATGGTATGCATAGAGACACGGTTTCTGATTACCGTGCCGAGCTTGACCGCTTGACCGGTGACTATCGCTACGAATCCGAAAGAGACTATGGCAGATATATGGACAGCGAGAATATGAGGCTCAACGAACATCAGGATGCAATGTCTAACTGGCAGTTTGATCTCGATCGCGCAGATTCCAAATACGCAAATCAGGCAGAACTTGAAGAGGCACAGAGGCAGCACAATGAACAGATGGACCTGGCCAAAAACCAGCTTTTATGGGACCGGGCGCAAGCGCTACTCGAAAGCACAGAGGTTGATGCGTTTGTGCCGTACACATTCTCCCGCGTAGACGAGGATGGCAACCATGTGTACTACTACGATGGGAAGGAGTACACCTTTGCTCCCGGCGTGAATCCCTACACAGGCACAAAGAACCCCGATGTTCAGCACGGTAAGTTCGATAATGGTTATCAGCCCAACAATATCGCAAATCAAGCGTTAACGGTGACCGAGTATATGGACGAGGTGAATGGTGTTATGGCCCCTATCTACAAGACGCCAGATGGTCGTTTTTGGGTGTGGGATGATCTGAAAAACCAGTATGAAGAGATTGACCTTAGCGACTTAAATGAGGAAGAAGAACCCAAAACTGAACCCGACACCGATGAGACCAAACAGGAGCGCAAGCAAGATTTTGGTAGGGGCGGTGGCGTAAATAAAAGCCTAACCAGATAACTACAGAGAGGTGATAGTATGACTGCATTTAATGCAACTCAGAACGGGAAGAATCTTTCGGGCAAGCGCAAACCGAATCAGCTCACAAAATCCACAGGGAAGCGCAGGCCAACCGATAAACTGTCCTACAATAGGACTGCGGTTTATGGCTTGGAGATGCGATACAACGAGTCCTGTGATGCGATTGAATCGTATAGACGTCGCATTGCAGGGGGAGAATACCTTTCTGCAGATGACCTTTCTAATTATCGGAAAGCCCTAGATGGGTATGTGGATGCCGCTTCCAGCCTGCGGTCCTTATCCAAGACCTTCGGCAAAGGAAATACGATTGACGACGACAAGTGGGCAGGTACGGTTGCACAACTGGAGGACGGCTATAAGAGCGCCTCTGACTATTACTCCCAGTGGGACAGCGCAGAAGCATACCAGGCAACGATGGAAAGAATATACCACGAAAAACAGTTGCAGGCGTATTTTGACGAGCTGAAAGCTATGGGCGAAACAGAAGAACCGGCTGAATCGCCTGTTGCAAGCAATTTTGATCCTGTTGCTCGGGTGGAAACGAACATCAACAAGCGCATCACCAACGAGTTGATGGATGAACAAAAGAAGCGACTTGCGGAAATGGCCAAGTCATACGAAACCAAGGAAGAGTTTTTTGCCGCGCTCCAAGAGGCAAGCAAGGTGACCCACAACGAAAGGGGAGAAGGGCTATTTCAGGGCGGGGCGCTTAGCGATATTGACCTTGGCAAGTACTTTAGAGATGGGTGGCAAAAAGGCGACCTAATTAACACTATTGCCGATACGGCGATGGGTGTTGGAGATGCAATACTTAGCACAGGCGGTGATTTGCTGCTTCAAGCAGGCAAGGGTTTTGCAGGAATGGCAGAGGGCGTTGCTGACTTTGGCGGCTATGGTGTTGCAGCTTTAGCCGACCTGGTTGGTGCAGACTATTATGCCGATGAGGTGCGCAAAGCCGCATCGGAGAATTGGGTCGACGATTGGGCTAATGAAGTAGATGATACTTTGGGTCTAAGCCAGAGTTCTGTTCTGGGTCAGACCTCTGCTGGTGCTGTGCAAGGCCTTGGTCAGATTGGTGCTGTTGTGGGTACTGGTGGCATCGCAGAAGCTGCCGGACTTGGCACTCTTGGAACAACACTTGCGACATCTGCTTTGATGGGCGCGAGCAGTATGGGTTCTAGTATGGGAGAGGCCTATCAAAATAGCGCTACAGATCTGCAGGCGTTGCAGGTTGGCTTGAACTCAGGCCTTGCAGATGCGGCATCTGAATTGATCTTTGGTGGCCTTGGAAAAGTGATAAATGCGCTTGGTTTCGGCAAAGGTATTACCAGTATCGATGATATATTTGCAAAGTGGCTTACAAAAGACATCAAGAACCAAGTTGCTAAAAACATTGTGCAGTTCGGCATTAAGGCTGGCGCAGAGGGTTTGGAAGAGGTCATAGCCGGCTTTGCACAGGCGGTAGGTAAGTATGAAACCTATATGTCTCACAAAGACTTCTGGGAAGTTCTTGCTGATGAAAATCTGTTTGAGCAGTTTATGGTCGGTACACTAACGAGTGGCATTGTACAGGCTCCAGGCTTTGTTAGTGCAACTAAGGCAAAGACGGATTTTGTTTCTGGACAGACTCAAAATAAAGTTGATAAAAAACCCGACAACGCCAATACATCTGTTGACAGCGGCGTGGATGCGCTCAAGAGCCTTACACTGAAGACTTTAGATGCGCCCCAGAACGGGGAGAATACGACTACGGAGAACACTGTTTCCACAGAGACTAAAACAGCCTCACAGGGAGACTACGAGGCTGCTGTAGAGGGCAAAACCATTCGCAAGTCTACCGGCGAGGCGGTCAGTATTAAGGCGGTTGCTTCTGTTGATGCCGGTAAAATGACTCTTCGGTTAGAAGACGGCAGCGAGGTGGACTCCAAAGAGATCGCTTACAGCAATGCGGGGGAAGCCTACGTGTTTGAAACGGTGGCAAACCTCGGCGTGGATGCAAAGGAAGCGACCCGGCTCATCAACGCATTCCGCAACAGCGGCGTGGACGGTAAAGTTTTTGCTGACGGCATGCGGCTGGCGTTTGAATATGGCTACGGTAACTTCTCGCAGCAGGAGCTGGCACGGATGGAGATTGCTGGTAATATTCCCCAAATGTACATCAATACTGCGTACGAGATCGGTCAGAAGATGCGTGAGCAGGAAACCAATAGCGGCGTGCAGTATTCACTTAGAATGTTTGAGAAAGATGGCCGGAGATATGTTGAGATAGACCAAGATCAAGACAGGTTTGACGGTCATCCCATAGACGAATATCCCAGAATAGCGAAGGATATTATCAACGAGAAGTTTAACGGGAAGATCATTGGAATTGACAACAAAATGTTTGTTAACGGAAGCGGTAGAGACGAATATGCCAATCCAAGCAAACACATATCAGGTGACCTTTATGAGGCGAAAATGCGTTCTGTCGGAGAGATTGATAATCTTCTAGACGCAGGCGCAAATTACCGGAAGACTCCCGACGGAGCGGATGGCCACTTTCACCCGGATGTAATTGATGGCTTCGATCACTATGACACTTTGTTCAAAATTGGAGATAGATACTATGAGGCCGTTGTTAATATCAAGAATATAAAAAAAGGCAAACTTTTTAAGGATGTTACAAAAATAAAAGACGTTACGCAGGACGTAATGAGCTCATACGGGCAGAACCCGAAGTCTCAATTCCTGCGAACGTCTTCTACAGATAGTATACGCAATCCTGGCGAAACTGTCAACAAAAAAGTTTCCGGCAAGGAAAGAGGCATCTACTATACGACCAAAGACGGAAAAGTGCTGCCTGTAAACCAAGCCGAGAAGGACGGCAAGCTGGCGCTGAAGGACAAGCAGTCCGTAGCGGTCAAGACAGCCAAATTCCTGCAGAAGCTGGGACTGGGTGGAAACTACTACTTCTTTGAATCCTACGTGGATCAAAACGGCCACCGCGTATTCAAAGACAGATTCGGTAACATCCAGTCTGCGCCCAACGGTCTGTACTATTCTGACGGCGACATCTACATTGATATCAATGCCGGTACTGATTCCCACAGCATCACACTGCGTACCCTCTCCCACGAGCTGACCCATATGATCCAGCAGTGGAGCGCCGCCAAATATAAGGGGATTGCGGATTTGTTGGCAGAGCAGTACGACAAAGAGGGCCGCAATGCCTACGAGACAGCAAAGGCCAAGCAAGCCGAACTGAGCGAGCTCCGGGGAAAAACCGTTTCCTTCCAGGAGGCTTACCACGAGTTTGTGGCAGACTCTATGTCTACTCTGTTTGACGATGGCAATATGTATGATATCCTTACTGCACTAAAGAAGAAGGACAAGACCCTTGTAGATTACATCAAGAAGTTCTTTGACGGCCTGGCAGCCAAAGTGCGCGAGCTCTACGGCAATAAGCAGGCAGAGACCGATGAGGGGCAGTTCGTTCAGAGACTTTCTAAGGATACCATCTATCGCCTGCAGCAGATGTTTGCGGAGGCACTGGTTGAGGCAAGCGAAAACTACGCAGAGAACGCTGACGCCCATCATAAAGATGCAATAGAGGTGCAGCTTTCTGATAGGGAAACGCTATCACAGGCGGCAGAGAATTTGGCAACAATTACCGATGAGGATTACCTGAAAGATAAATCTGCGTTTCCATTTGTGCTTGTTATGGATCATACACCACAGAAAGTTCTTGACTCTATGGAAAATGATGATGGTAGATCTATGGCAAAAAATCGCAGAATTATTATTCGTAGAGATGCTTTGTATTTAGCTATAAGAGAGGACGGAATTCAAGAGGGACACTACCACGGACTTGGTGCAGAGGTGCTTAAGAAACTTCCTGAATACTTGGAGCAACCAGATGCAATCCTTCAAACGGATGGGAGCGATAACAGACGACTTGTGCTTACACATATACAAAGTGAGAATGGGCAGGCTATTGTCTCTGTTGAGTTTGAGTCGGTTAAAGATTACGATGGAAAAAATGAGTTTTTCAATGTAATCATTACCGTATTTGACCTTCACCAAAATTACTTAAAAGGGTTGTTCAAAAAACGGAACGCAGTGGTTAAATACGAAAAAGAAGACCTTGCGCAAGTTAATCCCCAGCTGCATAAGTGGCTGAGAACTTTTAACGCAATGTCTTCCAATGACAATGTAACACAGCTTAGTTCGGAAGTCAAGCAGAATTCCGACCGTACGAGTGTTCCTTCCAATCGGGCACTGCTGGCGCAGGCGCTTGAGGGCGTAACTGCCAATATGGAGGATTACCAAGCCGTCGAGGAATACAGACGCATCGTGCCCTTACTGGATGCTGAGGAAGCAAAGTTGAGTCGCCTGAATGCCCAGATCCGGGAAATTACCTTCGGTAAAGGCAGCAAAGACAGAGAAAAACTCGCTGCTTTGCGGCTGGAAGCCAAGCAGACCCAAAACCGCATTGACATTTACGACAAGCAGCTGCTGAAATTGGAAGCGACTGCTCCGCTTCAGAAAGTGCTCGAAAGGGAGAAAGCAAAGGCCTATAGGAGAGCCGAACAGAAAGGTAAAGAGGCTGTCCGGAAAGAGAAGGAAAATGCTCAAGCCAAGTATAAGGAGCTGGCAGAAAAGAACGCCGCCGCCCGGAAGAAGGGCATCGAGAGCCGTGAGCGGACAGCTATGCGTCATAAGGTACAGGGTGTTGTCAGCGAGCTGAACAGCTTGCTTCTGAGCAACGACAAGAAGCGCCATGTTCCCGACAGCCTAAAGAAAGCTGTAGTAGAGGCGCTGTCTTTGGTCAATATGGACACCGTTGGTGCAGAAGAGAGAGCAGCAAAGTACGCCGCGCTGATTGAAAATGAAACTGACCCGGATAAGATTGAGGCTTACACTGTTACTATGGAGAATATCCTCCGTCAGGGTGAGAAGATGGGTCAACGCCTGCAGGAACTGCGTGATGCCTACGAGGAGATCCAGGATTCTAACGACCCCGACATTGCGAATGCCTATGATCCTGTGATCGCAGGAAGTTTGAAGGAACTGTCCCAATCCATCGGCAACACATCTCTGCGGAATATGACTACAGAGCAACTCTCTGACGTGTATGATATGTACCGGATGGTGCTTACCAGGGTCAGAGATGCCAACAAAGCCTTTGCGGAGGGCCTCAAGGAAAATATCGGCAGTCTTGCAACGAGCGTTATCCGTGAGGTAAAGTCTGCCGGTGGCGAGCATACATATCGTGCATCTGTCCTTGACCCGGCGAGAAAGCTCCAGTGGGACAACCTGAAACCGGTGTATGCGATGGAGCGCCTCGGCTCTCCCACTATGGGCAAGGTGTTCGAGACCGTAAGAGCCGGTGAAGATACCTGGGCGAAGGATGTTGTAGACGCACGGAAGTACTACTTGGGTCAGTCCAAGAAGTATGGGTATAGTTCTTGGGATTTCGACAAGAAGACCAAGTTCAAGTCTGCTTCCGGACTGGAGTTCGAGCTGACTCTGGAACAGATTCTCTCTCTTTACGCCTACTCCAAGCGTGATCAGGCTGCAGATCACCTGCGCCTCGGTGGTTTCGTGTTCGACAGTAATATCGAAACCTACAAGGAAAAGGGCAGCAAGCTCATCAAGTACAAGGTGAATACCGCAGAAGCACATCAGGTCACACCTGACATTCTGGCAGACATCACCGGCACACTTACCAAGGAGCAGAAAGCGTTTGTGGATGAGATGCAGGACTACCTCTCCACAGTGATGGGCGCTAAGGGCAACGAGGTCACGATGAAGATGTACGGCGTGAAGCTGTTCAAGGAGAAGTTCTATTTCCCGCTGAAATCTGCAAAGCAGTTTATGTTTGAGCAGAATGAAGTTTCCGGCGAGGTCAGAATCAAGAACTCCGGCTTTACCAACAAGGTTGTTGCCAAGGCTAATAACCCTGTGATCCTGAATAACTTTATGGATGTGTGGTCCGGCCACGTCAATGATATGAGTATGTACCACGCATTCGTGCTTCCTCTGGAGGATTTCAACAGAGTCTTTAACTACAACAGCCCGAAGGGTGAGAACGTTCCGTCTGTATCCGTAAAGGGCACAATCCAGAACGCATACAGCCCTGCGGCGGTGAGATATGTGAAGCAGCTGATCACCGATCTGAACGGCGGTGTTGTTGCTGATCCCAGAGAGACATTTGCAAAGTCTATGGTTGCGAAGTTCAAGAAGGCAAAGGTGTTCTCCTCTGTCTCCGTTGTAATCCAGCAGCCGTCTGCGATTGGCAGAGCATTTGCTCTGGTTGACCCGAAGTACTTCCACTTTACCAAGGACGGGATGAAGCATTCTGAGCTGTGGGATGAGCTGAAGCAGTATGCTCCGGTGGCTGTCATTAAGGAAATGGGCTACTTCGATACCGATATGGGAAGATCTACAAAGGACTTCATTACGGCGAAGGAGTATTCCGGTATTGAGGAGAAAGCTAAGGCGCTGTTTACGGACGGCACATATCGAGATGAGGTTTTGTCCAAAGCGCCGGCTCTCGCGGATGAGCTCACCTGGTGCGCTATCTGGAATGCGGTTAAGCGTGAGACCAAAGCAAAAAATCCGGGCCTTAGCATTAAGTCCGAGGAACTGCTCCAGAAGGCGGGCAAGAGGTTTACAGAGGTTATAACCAAAACACAGGTGTACGACTCTGTTCTCTCCAGATCTGCCAATATGCGCTCTAAGAGCGGTTTGATGAGCATGGCTACTTCGTTTATGGCAGAGCCTACCACTACGATTAATATGATTGAGGATGCGCTGGTCAAAGCCAAGAAGGGCGACAAGAGATATGCAGCGAGAGCGTTTTCTTCTGCAGCGGTGTCTGTTATCCTCAATAACGCTCTAGTAGCGGTGGTTTACGGCGCAAGAGACGATGACGACGACGAGACCTATCTGGAGAAGTATTCTCAGGCGTTCGTATCGAACACGTTGGATGATATCAATCCAATTACGTACTATCCCTTCCTGAGGGATATGTGGTCCCTGCTTCAGGGTTATGACATTGAGAGAACTGATATGTCGTTGGTTGGTGATGTGGCGGATGCGCTCAAGGGCCTGGCGAAGGCGTATACTTCCGAGAATGGAGATGTCGCTGGTGCCTGGTGGGATATCGCAGGATCCGTTGCAAACATCGGTGGCATCCCTGCGCAGAACATTGATAGAGATGTCAAGGGCGCTATAAACTTCGTCAAGACTTTGATTGAGGACGCATCCAAAAGAGACACCACCTGGGGAAGTATGAGTGATGCACTTGGTGAGGCGGTAAGAAATAGCCTTCCCGTGATCGGCTGGCTTCCTGGTGAGACTAAAAGGGACAAGCTCTACGATGCCATCGTCAATGGAGACGATACCTATGTAGGCCGCCTTAAGAGAGGCTACAAGGATGAATCTGCATATAGGCAGGCTGTTCGCAAAGCTCTGCGGGAGAACGATTATAGAATCAAGAGAGCCGCGGATGCTAAGGTGAGCGGAGATCTGAACGAGTATCTTAGACTCGCTAAGGAAATCATTGCAGAGAAATGTTTCACTCAAGATGATGTCGTGGCGGCTATCAACGCTGAGATTAATGCAATGACCAGTAGTGGCAACGGTTCAACTTCCGCAAAAGTAACTGGCATGTTTAAGGCGGACGATTTTGCTGTGGCTATCACTCAGGGGGATGCCGAAATGGCAAGCGCTATCAAGGACGATATCATTCAGACCGCAAAGAAAAACGGAAAGACTGCAGAGGAAGCTGAGAAAAGCTTTGCCAGTGCTGTCAGTGCTTCTTGTAAAGAAATGTTTGATGCCGGCGAGATGACCGAGGAAGAAGTTATCAATGCGCTCACGCAATTCTGCGGCAAGACGCACAAAGAGGCAAAAAACAGGGTGCGAAGCTGGAAATCTAAACAGGGTTAACCTAAAGATGGAGTTATCAATAAGCTCTACAAGGCTTCCTGGCACTAACCCACAAGGCAACTGGGGGGGATTACTCAATCCCTCCCTTTTGTGTTATCTTAAATTTATCAAACTAGGAGGGAATGCCTATGAATCATATTACATATAGAATATCCCTTGATATGCGGAAGACGGAATCTGGCGTTGTTGTCAGGGTTAAGAGAGACGATACTGTTAAAAAGCTGGCGATCTCCTTGACGGACGGAGGCAAGCCGTATCATATCACAGAGGATTGCCGCGCGGTGTTTGCCGGAGAAAAGCCTGACGGCACTATCTTGTGCAATCCTTGCTCTATTGAAGACTGCGTGGTCACATATGAGATCACACCTCAGACCATTGCGGATCTTGGCGAAGTGGAAAGCGAAATCCGGCTATACAGTACAGCCGGCGATTTGGCAACCAGTCCTTCCTTTACAATTCTCGTTGTGCCGTCTGTGTATGATGACGATAGGGTGATCGAATCCCACGATGAAGTCAACGAACTTACCGAACTGATCACCAGCGCTGCCGGCACGATCCAGAAGGGCGAGAAAGTTGTTCAGCAAGGCAATGCGATCTTCGCAGGACTCCGGGACAAGGAGGATGAGCTGGGCCAGTATGTGGAAATTCTGAGTCAAGTTCCGACTAAGTATGTCAGCCTAGAAGCGCAGGAGACATCGGATGCCCAGAAGGTTCAGGCACGGACGAACATTGGCGCTGCTCCCGGCGGTTACGGCTGGGGCGAAACGAATGCGGCTAGTATTCCTGACGGCGATGCAAATAAAGCTAGAGCAACCGGTCTATACAGCGCGTCCTCGAACACCAAAAATGCACCTACATTTTGCAATCTTGTTTTTGTCCAGGCGCGTACCAGCACAGCAATTTACCAGATTGCCTATTGCACAGACGGAAATATTTATATGAGGTCGGATGATCACGATTGTTGGAGCGAGTGGGAGCTGATTAACGGTTCTGGACAGAGCAAATGCGTGCTGTATACCCAGCAGGATTTGACCGAGGCACAGAAAGAACAGGCAAGGGATAACATTGGTGCGATCAGCGCCAATGAGATTCCGCTGAGCAAAGAAAAAGTCTACGAGCATATTGCCACCATCACCGTAACGCCCGACACGGACGGCAATCTGCCACAGTACGTGATCTTCTCTGCGGACAGCGACGGTAATCCGTTTGAACTGACGGACTTTATCGTCCAAGCAAGAGCCGGCTTTGCGGATGGAAATAAATCGGGCTTATATATGACCGTCAATAATAACAAGCTGGTGATTGGAAACAGTACCGTTTCGGGAATAAGTACAACGCCACGAAGTTTCACTATCTTCTGCCGATTGGAGAATGACGGTTCTGTTCGGGTGGAACATACTGTATCAGGATCTAGCACCTCTTTCTATAACCCGGCTAATGCTATCAACGAATCGAGAGTAATTGCACCTGCGGTTATGACTGGATATGCAGTTGCGACAATTACAAAAATCAATTTGTACACGCTGACTGGAGATACCAAAGCCTGGGTCGAAGGCAGTACATTTGAACTGTGGGGTGTAAGAGTATGAGAGTGTTAGAGAATGGTAAATACCGGGATATGACCCCAGAAGAAATCGCCGCTACGGAAGCGGCAGAGCGTGAATACTGGCAGAGCGTTTCCTATGACGAAGCTGTGGATGCGCAGATCCGCAAACGGTATTCCGTCAGTCAGGAGTTTGCCATCCTGAGACAGAAGGATGAAAAGCCTGACGAATACGCCGAGTATTTCGCATACTGCGAGCAATGCAAGGCGTTTGTTAAGAACAAGAAAACGGAGGATAACCACAATGATTGAAACCGCAAGAGAATTGGCTATTGCCGCCAAGGGCGTTGCCAATAACTATAAGACCATCTATATGAAGGGCGTGTTTGGCTCTCCAATTACCGAGAGTCTTATCAAGGAGAAGATCCGGCAGTACCCGGACTGGTATACCGCAGAAAGGCAGAGGAAATTCCGCAGTCTGATCGGCAAGGGATATTTCGGCTTCGACTGCATCTGCCTTCTGAAGGCTCTGCTCTGGAATTGGGTGGGCGACCCGAAGAAGGAATACGGCGGTGCTACCTATAAGGCGAACGGCGTGCCTGACATCGGCACTGAGGCAATGATCGCCGTCTGCAAGGAAGTGACTACTGACTTTGCTAACATCCAGGTTGGCGAATTGCTGTGGATGCAGGGCCACGTCGGTATTTACATCGGTGACGGTCTGGCGGTGGAGTGCACCACTGCTTGGAAGAACTGTGTTCAGATCACCGCTGTCCATAACATCGGCAAGAAGTCCGGCTACAATGGTCGCAAGTGGACAAAACACGGCAAGCTGCCCTATATCAGCTATCCTGCAAAGGCTGAGCCGGCTGAAAGCTTTGCGACGGTTAAACTCCCGGTGCTGAAAAGAGGCGACAAGAATGCCGTTGTCGAGGCGGCACAGACGCTCCTGATCAGTAAAGGCTACAAGATGACCGACGCCACCGGCAAGGTCTACGGCGCTGACGGCTCTTTCGGCGGTGCAACAGAGCGGGCTGTTGAGGCTTTCCAGACCGCAAGAAAGCTGAAGGAACGAAAGCAGGTTGGCGCAGAGACCTGGGCAGAGCTGCTGGGGGTGTAACCCGGTGGAAGTAATGCTTGCAGTTATTGGTGGCAGCTGCGGTGCTGCCATCGTTACCGGTGTGGTATCCCTAGTGCAGTTCTTTATCAACCGAAAGGATAAGCGCTGCGGGAAGGCCAGCACCAACAACAAGGCTTTGCGTTATTTGATGCTGTATATCATCCAAGAGAGAGCAAAGCAGCACATCAAAGATAAGTGCATTTCGCTGGAGGATCGGCGCAGCCTGCACCATTGGCACGATCTTTATCACAATGGCCTTGGTGGCAATGGTGACGCAGATTCGCTGATGGAGCAGGTGGACGACCTTCCATTAGATATGGAACACTTTTAAGGAGGTACATATGGAATTTCTGAAGAATATCGCCAACCTTATCAAGGTCAAGACCATCGTAACCCTGGTGGTTATTGCGGTCTTTGCAGTGCTGGCACTACGCGGCAACATCTCTGCCGACAATGTGATGATCGTGGTGTCCACGGTGATCGCGTTCTACTTTGGCACGGTCTACGAAAAGAAGTAATAATAGCCCTCCTGGAGCCGATGCGGTTCTGGGAGGGCTTTTTGTTTTGACACCCGAGTTGACACCCTTAACATGCCTTTTTGTGCCTAAGTTTACCTAGTTTTTCCTTGTGGGTAGAAAAAGCAAAATATTTAAAAAGTTCAAAAAATAGCGAATAAGAATAAGAAAGACCCGAAATCTAAGCGATTCCGGGTCAAAATATTGGGTGGTGGGGGAGGACGGATTCGAACCATCGAAGCGATACGCAGCAGATTTACAGTCTGTCCCCTTTGGCCACTCGGGAACTCCCCCATATTCAGTTTATTTCAGCAGCCTGTCTGGAGCCGGTAGACG